GTCTTCTTGCTGTACCATGGGCTTATCATCTCTTTGTCGTGCGTCTCTTTCTTCTTTTTAACGCGGTCAAGGCGCCTGTTAGTTTTAAGAGAGACCTCTGGCTTATCCCATCGAGCAATGCTGTCCCAAATATGATAGTATGTCGAATAGTCTGCCGGCGTATATGGTGGGTCTAAGTAAGCAACCTCCGCCTTTGGATACTCTATCTTTAACGCATCGCCCGATATGTGGGTACCGGTGGGGCCGGGGAACGACGGTAGTAGCTTGAGTTCAATCGGAGTGTCTACCCTTGGTGACTTCCAGCCTTTTAAATATGCCTGCTGGAGACCGCATGTATTATCAACCTTATCGAGAGTGAATATCAGGGAAGCCACAAGGGCCATCTTGTCTGTGTGCGACAAGTTGTACTCTTCGATCTTGTCGCGTATTGCGTCGGCTTTTGCGCCATTGTGCCTCTTCCACACTTGGATAAGCACATCCTCTTCAACTTCTTTTGTTCCTACTTTCTTCTTCTTTCCGTCGTCGCTTTCTTCATAGACTGGCTTGGTCGACTTGAAAGTGATATTGGCATCACAATAGTTATTTGTGATCCATCCGGGGCTGGGTGCGAGAGCGTTTAGTTTATCAATGTATGGTTGCAGGTGGTTCATATCACCATTATTGCATACCATCGCATGGCTATAGGCTTCTGACGCCCAAGATAGGTCACTGGTAGTAACTGTATAACCAAGCGATTTAAACGCTTGGGCCACACGAGTGGTCCCGGTGAACACATCAATTAGTGTCTTTTCTTCCAAATCTAGAGATTCGATCACCTCTGTGATGAGTGGGATAAGCTTATTCTTACTTCCGAGGTATCGGACACCCTTTGTTTCAATTTTGGTTGTCATGCAAGCAGTTTCCTCATAAAGCGCTTAAATCTGCTCAAGTCGGGGGTCGGGTCAAAGATCACATGCACTGGCAATTTTTTCCTTTCCACCTCGTCTGCGAATAGACGATATTCATTCACGCTTTCACATATCGGCCCCTGAAAAAGATAGACTAACGGATATTCGACTCCATAGATGCCATCCTCGATTTTGAAGAGATCGTAAAAAACCTTTTCCTCAGTCGTTCCGTGGGCGCCGGAATACTTCGATTCGATGATACCGGCTTTGTTATTTTTCGGATTCACAACGAGGCCGTCAGTAAGAAAATTGTTTGTGCGTTTTTCTTTTGCTTGGATGTACTTTTTCGGCTTGGGTAGTCTAACAGTACCTTCGTATTGGTGCTTGCTTTGACCTTTAAAGTGTTCTTTCTTGTGCAGACGACGGTAGCCTATCTGCTCCAGTGCGTCGGCCATTTTAACTTCGCTTCTCTCTCCAGAGAGAGAGGCTCCGTGATTGTGGTTCTTACTCATTCTTCCCTCCTTGGGATGCTATTAGCATAACACCCCGTTCCCGGGGTGTCAAGTTATTCTTTAAGAGGTACTATTCTTTGTTTCTTGGATGTGAAGGCGCAAGTCTTGAGCATCTGTCTTGATCTCTTGCATAACCTTACGAACACGTGTGCCGGCGGCGTTGTTGCCATCCTCATAAAACTTATCGTAATCCGACCGGATACACTCAAGTCTTGTAATCATCTCTTCTAGAATGTTAATTCCATCTACCATTTTTTCTCTCCTTGTTTGTGTTTAAAAATGCGGCACCCAATTTCAGCCGGGGTGCCAGCGGCTTTTTATTATACTACTCTGCTGCAGTGTCTTCTACGGTTGCAGCTGTATCGCCTGCAGTGTCATCTTCTTTGTCGTCGCAAGCGCTAAGCGCCATTACGACAAAGATCGGTAAGATAAACTTCATTATTTTCTCCTCTTGTGAAAGTCTTAAAATGCGGCAGACTTTTAACCGGTCTGCCAGCGGCTTTTTACACTACTCTGTCGTGGTGGTAGTGGTCGTGGTGCCAGTCGTGGTTGTGGTCTCTGGCGAGGCCACCGTTTCAACTGGCGTTGTGGTTGTCGTTGCAGAAACTTTTACAGCGTCTGTTCCGCCGTTTGTGTTTGTTGAAACGGCTCCCGGATCAACTGAACAAGTTCCGTATGCTGTTGCGACGACCAATACGCCACCCACCACACTAAGTTGGACCTTCCATTTGGCCCATAACGATTTTAACAATTCCATAACATCTCCTTTTCGTATAGAATAATGCGGCAGACTTTTAACCGGTCTGCCAGCGGCTTCAAACTAACCTATTTATAGTGTTATTTGTTGGACATTAGTTCGTCAAACGCTCGGTCCACATCATTTTTCTTGCCACTGCTATAATGTGTTGTTTCCGTCGAGCGCGACTCGGCGCTTCCATCGCCGGCTAATTGTTCATCCAAGATTGCGTTGATTTGCTCTGGGGTTTGACGCTCAAAAAGAGAGTCAATATCTGGCATGCTGTCAAGGAGGGCAGCGATAGCATCCCGGTCTTCCAAGAGCGGGGAAGTATTTCGGCGCATCTTTAGGTTTGTTTGAGGGTAGGCACCAGCCTGGGTGGGCTTGGTGTATGTGAGGGCAATGTCAGTGCCTTCAAGAGTATCGGTGATATCACCATAGTCGGGATCTAGAATGTATCCCAGAAGGTTCTCGTAGGCACGCTTACCATAGCCGTAGACCTTGATTCCTTCATCTTCTCGTCCTCGCACCACTACTGGTGAGAAGAACCGGTTTCGGACAAAGAGCGACTTAGCAAGCTTCTTGCTCTCTTCATCATTGGTGTTGGTTCCCTCGTGCCACAGATTCGAGGCAAACTCGCAAATCGGGCAGTCATCGCCAAAGTTGCGCTTGGGGCACACGATACCACCGCGGTGGTTTCCCACATTATAGTGGAAGTACATCTCCTTGAGGGGGTCACCATCAAGTGCAGGCACAATTCGGATGTCCTGGTCTCCTTCATCGGGCTTAAACCATACTGATTTTTCCCTTGTTCCCTCACCACGTAGTGTGGCAAGCTTCTTTCTCATTAGTTCCATGTTAATTGACATTTGATGTCTCCTTTGTTGTTTATGGTATAGTGTGTTGAGCGGTTCCTCAGCACCTAATGTAACACTCTTAATCTACTTTGTCAAGAGTCTTTTGTTGTTGTATTGTGTTTGTATGGGCCACAACGTACCCGAAATCATTGTGTGGGGTTTCATAGATCGCGTATGAGATCTTACGAAATGCATTTGTTGGTTTGTCCTTCAAAATATTTACTAGTTTCCTATGTAACGACCCTTCAGACGCTAACCTTTCTTCATTTACACATATATAATAACATAGCTCGCGTTCGGTGTCAAGCTGAAATAACCAGTTTTCTTGAAGATTTGTTGGATTGAGTATCGCCATGCTGCGAATTCTGTTTATTTTCGCGGGTTTGGCGACTTGGCCGATCTCCGGTTCTGAATGGGTGAAATAATTGAGGTAGTGAACCGCCGAAAAAATGGCGGTGTTGAGGGTGTCGTAATACGTCTTGATCGGCACATCCCCCAGCGTTTTCTCAATCTCTAAATTAGAGAACACAGTGAACGACTCAAAAAGTCCTGAGCGCGCGTATTCTTGAAGAACACCGAAAGTCGTATTTTCGATAAGGTGTCTTTCGCCATTGACAAGTTCGATATCAGGCTTCACATAGAATACCTCAATTTTCTTATCTCTCATCTGTTCTAAGATCCCAAGAGAATAGTTGGAACTATATGTCGTGCCAACGATGAATACCTGAACCGTGTCACTAAGGTCTTTAAAAAAAACTTTCAGATCTGGGACATTCTTCTCATATTCTTCTGGGCTACTGAATTTCTCTAATGCCTTCTTTCTTTTGCTGTTCTTTTTAATCGTGTTATTCAACTCGTATACTTCATATTGAGTAATATCGCCAAACTTGCGCGCGATAGCAGAGGCGCCGGTGCCTATTCCCACAATCGAGATCATAAAACTAGATTATCCAAATCGTAATAGTTCTTGCCGGCCTTTAAGTTTACTTCGAACCTCCCAAGCCGGTTTTTGGCGAATACTTCTTTAACTTCTTTAATCATGTCTCGGTCCTCATCAGCAAAGTCAATAACTATTTCATCATGTACAATATGTGAGATAAACGTTTTTTTGCCCTCTAACATCTTGTCAATTTCTATTGCTCTTTCAATCACGAGGTCCGCCGTTGTGCTCTGAATCAAGTAGTTCAGTGCCTTCCAATCATTTACTTTGATATGCCGCCCAAATACAGTAGTAATATAGTCACCATCGTAGTACTTGTCAAGCACTTTTTTGCGATCATAATGATTAGAATTGAGATCTGGCGTATCCGGGTTATATAACCAAGCGAAAAACATAGTTTTTGCTTCTTCACGGTGCAGGTCTGGGTTTTTAAAAACGTTAATGATATTCCAGGTGTGAATATCATCGGTCGGCTGATGTTGATCAGAAAGGGCCAATACAGTGCGAGCCTCTGCTCCGTTATAGTCCATGGAGATAAACCAGCTGTTGTGTGGCTTTATAAGGCGTCTTAGCTCCTTTTTCATGGTCAAGACGGGGAAAGACCCGGGTTGTGTGGTAAGACGGCCTGTGACCGTCCCGAAGAGGTTATAATGAATATAGGAAGCACCGGACATTATCTTCTTTGAACCATCACGTAGTTTTGTGTTCAGAAGCAGGCTGCGACAGTCGGAACTATCTAATTTTAAATCCTGATACTTTATCTTGTGCAACAGTTTTTCTGCCCCAACCAAGTAATCATAGTTTTCGGGCTTCTCAGTGTTCTCAAACACGTGTTCGGTGATCTGATTTTTAATCTCGCAGAAGCGTGCGAGGGCATCATGTGGTACTAAATCAAAAAAGCAGTGTTCTCGCAAGTCTATCTTACCAATCTCGAACGACTTCTTGTAAGCCCGTAGTTTTCTTGATGTTTTTTCCCAGTCTTCTTTTAAACGCTCCGGGCATGCTTCGGTCATGTTTGCACCCTGTGCGTAGACCCACGCGTATTCTATATCATCGCCGTAATCGCCGGTTGGCCGCCACGTGCGAGTTAAGTTGGTAGGGAGGTCATCAAAGTGAAGGAGGCCGGCCGTATATATGCCAACACACTCTTTTTTATCATCTATAGCTTGAAACAGCGCCACGTAGTTCTTGCCTCTTTACTTCTTCTTCGTATCTTAGCATAGCACGGTGTTCATACTTTGTCAAGGAGCCGCTGTAATCATATGTTTTTCCTATAACTCTCTCGAATGCTCTGATAGCTCCCTGTGCACCGATGATCATATAAAGTTCTTTTGCATCTCCTATTAATAACTGGACTTCTTCTTCCGTGAAGTGGGATTCTTCTTCCATCAGTCTAATTTTAAAATATAGGTCGATAAAATAAGCTTCATTATAAAGTTT